CCTGTCTCCGGTTGAATACCGGAGACGGTAGCCCTAGGGTGTTTTTATTAAATTCTCACTTTTTGGGGTCAGTCCCTAGGCCAGCAATTGTCTTTTTATCAATTTCAACAGATTCATTAATCGCGATGTCTTTTAGAGTCAATGGTTTAACTTGGTCAACTCTCATCATCTCAGCTGGAATAATCCACGGTTCTCCAGCATTGGTAGTTTTTAGATAACTATTCATTATGGCTTCACGGCCTTGTTGATTCGTTAATCCATCGGCATCCCCATTGACACTCACTATTACACTAGGAATGTTTTTATTTCGCATAAAACTATTCTTCGTTTTATTCGCCTGCGTAAGATTCTTAACGACGTCTCTAAGAAGTGCTTTGTATCCTGTTCCAATGTGTGGTCTCTTTTCATCTGGATTAATTGTGAAGTGTACTACTTCGTCAGGATTTAATCTTACAGAACCGTATCGGATGTAATATCCTCCGTCTTCTTCATCAATGAACTCAACGCTACGCATATTCAACGGCATTAAATCGCCAATGAAATCTGTTCCGCTAATCAGCTTAACGTGAACCACTGCATTCCCATCACCGTTCAATAGCAAATCTCTTACAATCCTAGAAACCCATGTTTTTCTAGTCATGTACTTATACGGATTAATATCAATCTTCCGAGATAATTCATCTCGAACTCTGACATCTCCTTTATCTGAATTTTCCATCAAATGAATGGTCATGTTAGATACTAAATCCGCAATCTTATCAACAGCAATCACAACATCAGGATGCTTGTTTAGAGGGATATAAGTATCATCTTGTGATATTAAATTTTGCCACTCAAATGGCGACATAAATCCCACTTGTGGCAAAGCATTTTTATTTCGTTTATTCCAAAAATCGAATAATCCCATTTTAATCTCCCTTCAATCCAAAGAAATCTTTTGCACGATTTGCTTTACTATCAATTTCTTGTAGCATTTGTACTGTTGCGAAAACAGTCGCATCAAAAATATCAATACGCTGTGTTCCACCGTCACCATCAGCTTTTTCGTATTGGATCATGTCGTCAGTTTTTTCAATCGCACGAACATTTCCAACACAATATTCAAAAGCCTCACTATGCGCGTAATAAAATTCTTTGTTTTTAACTTTCATTTCGATTCGTCTGAAACCTTCTGATTTCTTCCAAAAATATTGTGGTTGGTCAACCATTCTAAATTTGTTTTTCTTCATCTTACTAACGAATTCTCTACCAAATTTTCTATCGAAGCCGATACTTCGAATATTAAATCCAAGCTGTCTCATTTGAATGAACCATTTAACTACATCGTCATATAACACAGTCTTTGTATTACTCATTGTTAGCCATCCGTCATCCTTCCATCCAAACAATGGAATTCCGTCGTCTTCCGCCTTTTCCTTTGCGGAAGCAATTGGAAAGAACGCGTGTGTTACTGCTATATCTATTTTCTTTCCATCATGTTCGTACTCTCCAACCAACGCTGCAGCAGTTAAGTCATGCATTTTAGAAAGGTCAGCACCGCCATACCATTTAATCGGCAATTTAGCTAACTCTTCAATTGTCCAATTGAACTGCTCGTCGCTTGCGATGAACTCATCCACGTTAAAGTAAGTGTTCATCGAATTAGTAAACACGTTCAACGTTTTGTTGAAAAATTCCATTCGAGTTTGTGGATCATTAAGAGCCATTTCTGCTTCTGCTCTCAATTCTTCAATTGTTACAGTCACACCGCACGATGGATTAGCCATCATTAATGTTTCGTCTGATAAATAATTGATAGGCATTCCATCTTTATCTTCATTCGCTTTGCAGATAAAAATAAACAATTCGTCATTTTCAATACTTTGTTCTAATACCTTTCTGCAATATGTTAATCGATTGGCTAGGAACCCGTTTGGAATATCTCCAGCAGTACTAATGATGAATAGTAGCTTATTCCTATATGCACTCATTGTCTTTTTCATCAATCCATATTTTTTCGAATTTCTCATTGTATGAGCTTCATCCATGATGATAAAATTTCCGTTCAATGCATCTAATCGAGATTCATCATTCGCTAATGCTTGTACAAAAAAAGAGCCATCTTTACCGAAGTCACCAGTAATAGAGTGCTCTGAGTTATTATCTTTAATACTAATTCTTTTATCTTTCCAACGTTCAACGTTATATCGAATAAATCCAAATGCTTCTAAAGATTGTTTAATACTATTAGCAACAATGTAGCATTTCGAAGAACTCATGCGTTCGATTAATGATTTACAAAGTGCTAACGAAGCAGTGAACGCTGTTTTGCCCTGCTTTCTTGGTATAAACACCATCGCTTCTTTAAATCTTGTTTCAATAGTTCCTGTCTTATAAAAACCCATCACGTTTACAACAACGAACATTTGCCATTCTTGTAACTCCATAGGCTTATTACGAAGACTTACCGCTTTAACAGATTCGCCTTGATAATGTACTACTACTTTTTCAATAAAATTTACAGATATATTAATGACTTCTTCGTTCAGATAAAATCTAGGATTTTCAATATCCCTTAAGAATCTCTTAGCTTCTAATATCTTATCTTCACAAGCTGCGATACTACCATCAAGTACACCATTGGCATAGTTGATAGCTCGTTGTATATATAGATTCATCCTTTACCACCCAGCTTGTTCATAATATCGATGATAGATGAATCTGAATCTTGAGCGATGATTTCTCCTAGCGATTTAGGATTAAGCATGAGCCTGTCTGAATAAGTCAAAATATCACGTCTCAGAGTTTCCATAACATTGACTAGAGGAATCTTCCTGTAGTTTTCCGCACCAGCTTTATTCACGTAAATTTCCGCTACTTCGTAATCTCGTTCAGCGTGTTCTTTTTCATACTTTGTATACTGGAATAACAAGCCGGCATAAATACTAATCAAGTCCGCATACTCCTTGCGATAAGTTCCTAAGCTTTTCATTTTCTTTTCTGTTGCTTTTTCAATGGTTTTCTTTGTAATCGGTCTCGCCAAAACTCGTCCTCCTTCCTATAAGCCTTGAGATTTTTACCCCTTTTTCTATAAAATGCCCCGCGGTTGGAAAAAGTTCCTTTCCTCGGTTTCCGAAGCTCGAAAAATTTTTATCGAAGAGGTGGCGGGGATGAATAAAATTTTTCAAATTCTCGTTTTTTTCTCTTTTGCCACTCTTTTCCTTTTTTCGTGATTTCGTCCGTATTACGATTATGCATCTTATTGTGTTGGATGTTCGATAGTGCTACAAGATTCCAAGCTACGAATTCTAGTTCCGGATATTCTCTCACAGGATATATGTGATGAACCATTTCTGCTGGAACTGATTGTCCGTATCTTAGTGACTCCTGACATCGATAGCCATCACGAGCCATCACATAATTTCTCAACCTTTTCCATCGAGATGTATTCAATGTTTTTCTAACCATCTCCTACCTCCCTTCTAGGAATTATTCCCTTTGAATTAAACATATCTTATATTCTGTTTAGTTCGCATTTCTTATTTTTTTATTGCTGTAATAAGCTTTCTTTAAGTTCTTAAAAATGAACTAACACTTTTCTCATTATGTTTAGTTGGATGTTATAATCCAAAATTAGTCATTACTTTATCTTGTTGATCTTGTCTAATCCCAATATATTTCAACGTAATCGCTGGACTTGAATGGTTAAATAGTTCCATCAATGTAGCTACATCTTTGTTCTTTTTATATTGATGATATCCAAATGTCTTTCTCATTGTGTGAGTACCTACGTTATCAATTCCACATTCGTCAGCAGCTACCTTAATAATTAAGTATGCTGTACATCTACTGATGTGTTGGTTCTTCCCATTTCTACTTTGGAATAGGTAATGATGTAATGGTTTACCTTTTACGTACTCTCGTAATTCTTTTTTCAACACTGGAGTCATCTTTCGTTTTAAAGGTTTGCCTGTTTTTAGTTCTTTAGTTTTGATGTACCATCCTTGAACGTCCTTGACTCTTAAATTAATAATGTCGCTAATTCGTAAGCCTGAGTTGATACCTAAGAGAAACAACATGTAGTTTCTTTCGCTCCATTCTCTTAAGTAGTCTTTCATGGCTTGAATATCATCTTTATCTCTAATCGGTTCTACATAATTCATGTCTCTCTCCTCTCTCCATAAAGAAAGAGCGTACATGTTTGTACGCTCTGACAGTTAGGTTGGGTATTTTAAAGGAATTGTCGTGGAAGGAATCGAACCTTCCTTACGTCCTACACGACACACTTGTTAATAGTCGCCCACACCATTAACTTGGATACACCTTTTTCAGGACTGGCTTTGGAATCATGTTTCCGCATGGTTTCCTTTTATTTACACTTTCTTACAATACATATTTTAATATATATTCATTTTGTATTTCTACAAACTTTTTTTAGTAAATTCTACATTTTTTTTAATCGTAAATATCCACACCAAGCGCGTAGGCTAGTTGTGTGATGCCTTCCATTCTTAAATCTCGTATTGTGAATTCACTGTAATTCAATTCGTTTCCAATCTTCACATCACTTTGTTCCAAGATTAATGATTTGTAAATCACTATCCGGTTAGTAGCCGGAATACTATTTAATGCAGTGTTCACACGGTCTACGTAATCTTTGAACTTCTTTCCAACTGTATCAGCATACAGTGCAGCATCTTCAGTTGATGAGTGAAATTGATTAGTGAAGCTTGGCGGTACGATTGTATAATGTGGAGTAATGCTTGGCATACTTTTCAAATATAGCTTGTTCAAAGCGGTTTTGTATCTGCCAATCACTTGCATTACTGCTTGTTTTGTTTTGATGTAGTTTAGTTCCGGATAATCAAACAAATCTATACTTTCCAAGTATTTACACCTTCTTTCTTTAGAATGGTAAATCGTCATCGTTAACTTCTCCAAATTGAACTGGCTCTACATTTCCAATTGGCGCTTCTTGTCTGCTTTCTGTTACTGCTTTGGATTCTAGTAATGAAAAGTTTTCTACTAGCACTTCCGTTACATATACTTTTTGTCCTTCTTTATTGTCGTAACTTCTTGATTGTAATCTTCCTTCAACGCCAATCAATGAACCTTTTTTAGTGTAGCTTGATAAGTTGATTGCTGGCTTTCTCCAAATGACACAATTAATGAAATCAGTTTCCCTTTTTCCTGCTTGATTTTTATATGTTCTATCAATCGCTAATGAGAATGAACCAAAAGCAGTTCCGTTTGATGTATATCTTAAATCTACTGGCCTAGTTAATCTTCCTACTAAACATACATTGTTAATCATATTTATTCCCCTTTTCTAATTCTTCCAATCTATCCGGATTGTAGCCTACCCATGCATTTTCAAAACTATCATCAATCACTACTACTGGCATACCTTGAAATCCGTATGATTTAATTTTCTCTAATGCCCCTTCAGTTTCAAATACATCAACTGTTTCAAATTTAATTTTATGCTGATCTAAATACATCTTAGTCATCTCACATTGAATGCAAGATGGTTTACTATATACTGTTACTTTCATGTTACCCCCGCATTTTTTCTGCTGCTTGTAAAATTAATTGTGCTACTGCTCCTAAGAATAGCAAGATTAAGAAAATAATGATTGAACCTGTTACCGGTGCTACCACCACAATCCATTTCAACGGAACACCCATCAACTTCAAAATTAATAAAATCAAGCTTAAACTTACAACTGCTACAAAACCTAATGAACAACCGCTATATTGTTTTTTCTCCATGTTTATTCCCCTTTCGCCTATACAAAGTAGATGGCACTGCGTTTATATTTTGTGAACTCAAACAACATTTGACCGGATTCGCTAATGTCATATCCAAAAGTAGTATCATAACTAGATGGCTTGCTTGGGCTTTGCAATTGGTACCATGTAAGCCCTGCAAAGGATAGTGATTTTTCATGGTGGAAATGCCCTGTAATTAAATACCGTGATTGGCTTTCTCCCCACTCTTTGCTAAATTTAGCAGTAATCACTTGATGTAGTTTTTCCGGATTTTTAATCTTATCTCCATGATGTAGAAAGATTGAATGTGGCCCAAGTCTAGCATGTTTATATTCATCAAATTTCAAATCAAATTTGATTTGCGTATATAGCTTTTGCAATGCTTTAACAAATACAAAATCCGTGGAAGGTGCGTGATTTCCTTTTAAATAAACCAATGTTACCTTTCTGCTATTTTCTAATGCTAAATCTAATAGTGGCATGATGAAATTAAATCCATCTTCAATGCTTGCATCAAAATCAACTTCATCAATCCGTGTGCCTTTTTCAGTGGTATTCAACAGATTGTCCACATGGAAATAATCACCGTGCAGTGTGATTAGAATTTCTTCATATCTGTTCAATATTCTATCTGCAATTTCACGTTGCAATGCAGCATAGTCATATTTAGAATTCAATCCAAAGTGCATATCTGATAATGGAATCAATAGATATTCTTCCGGTATTTCTTCACACGATAACTCTATTTTTCGTGGTTTTAACTTGCTTAGTACTCTTTCAATATCTTCTGCAGTTATTTCCGGTTCTTTTCTAACCGCTACAATCTTTGATTGGTAATTGTAGTAAGTTGAACCGGAAATAGGTGTAGTCCATTCGTTGGATGTGATAGATTTTAATTTAAAAATCTTTGGATCAAACCCGTGTAATCTTAGAAGTTCTTCATCCGTGAATACTTTCTTATTCTTTCTTCCAATTTTGATTTCTGAACCAATTGAGCCATCCGCTTTGATATCCTTCTTTTGATATCTAGTTTCATTTTGTTTAGTACTGGAATTTGCTTGTTGAATTTCCGGATATCTTGGATGCCTTCTACATCTAATCCGGATTCTTTCAATTGCTTGTAAATCGTTAAAATCCATTTTTTGCGCAACTTCCGCCCATGAGTAGCCTTCAAGTTTTAAATCAATAGCTTTATCTACATCAATTTCCGTCATCTAGTCACACTCACAATCGATAAATAGTTTTTTAATTTCATCGCCAAATAATTCAATTGCACGTTCGGCATCTTGTTTACATTTGAAAAAACCAAAAGTCTGAAGAATATTGCGATTAAGCGTATACTTGATAACGAATTTATTAAACTGTTCATGATACTGGATATATGCTTTAATCTCTTTGTTATCGCTCCAATCAGGCTTCCAATCCTCATTGCATTCGTTTCTGAAACATTTAAATCTGAAAATTAAATTTCTACGTTGAACTTCTAATTCTGCTTCTTCTTTTGAATCAAATAGATTTCCTTGAATATAACAATCAACGTTAGACGTCCAATGTAAGAAATTAATAGGTTGTTCACCTATTAAACCGTTTGAAAGAATAATGTAAAAGTTACCTAATTCCTTTGATTTTCGTTCTAATTCTGCTAATTCCTCTCTTTTATATTTTATCTTTTCTTGCAAGAATTTACTTTCTTCAAATTTATTCATTATTTAACCTCTCTTTCAATCAACACATCTTTATTTATTTTTATGATCACGTAAAATTTATCGCTTTTGTCATCGAACGTAATGCCTTCATAATCGAACGTTGCAGCTAATTCTTGAAGCGCATTTCTTCTTTTCTTAGCTTGTAAGTTCCGTTCAATCTGCCATTTGATATTCTCTTTTTTCTTTTCCATTATCCGTTTCATTTCTTTTTTTAGTTGAGGGTCAGGACGCATAGAAATAATACAATGTACTGGAATAATCAATATGGCAATTATAGTGGCACTTAGTAGAAATATTTCCAATTCAATCACTCCTTTAAAGCACTATAACTCCAAGCAACTCTAAGATGCATAGAACCACTATTAGGATACCTCCTAATAACGCAAGCAAAAGCCCTAGAAATTCGTTTTTTTGGAATATGATTTCAAGCGGAATAACCACTATCAAGCTACAGATAATACTCGTTAAAATTTTCATTTAGTCCTCCCACTCGACATCTTTCACTTTAATATATTCGATTTTGTAACCAGTTCTTTCTAAGATGTATTCTTCCGTAAACCCTTCTTCTAACATAACTTTTGCTAAGTCTATGTTGTTATTAACTGTACCTATACACCTATCGTAATCTCCACAGATTGAGCAAGGCTCTGAATCACAATCGGGGTCATCCGTTACATACACATTCCCTAAGCAGCTAACGTATGCGTTTTTTCTCATTTAGTTATCCTCCTGTTTTATAAAATAATTGATTGGATTTTGGAAAATATCATCCTTCTCTATTTCATCAAGTAAATCATCAATTTGTTTTGAAGTCAGACGTCTTTTCGGTTTTTCGTTCATCATTTCTTCGATTTCTTGAATCGTTTGTTCGACATAAACCGTCTCTCCAAAAATGTTCAATTGAGTAAATTTATCATTTGAATCTTCAACCCAATCACCTTTCTTGAATAGTCCTTCTTTCTTCCATTCAAAATTTCCTACACCTTCCATATATCCAATAGCATGTTTAGATACTTTGATTTTCTTTCCGTTTCTATGTCTGGTTAATTCAATGAACATTACTCATCCTCCCTATCTATTAATGTAGTAACCAGCAATTGCATCTAACATAAAGTATCCTTCATGTACTTCTTTTTGATCTCTAAATCTCCAAACGTCCTTTTCTCCTACATAAGTAAATTTAAGGTATTTTCCATATTCAATACCGTATTCCCTTATACCGTAGAAAATATATTTCCTTTCATCTTTAAACAATACAGTTAGTGTCATTTAATATCCCCTTCTTCAATCAACCAATCCATATTTTTTCTAGCTTTCTTTAAATCTTCCACACCGTTTTTTTCGGCATATCGTAATAAATATTCAACCGCGCTACACCACCTGTGCGCTTCCATACCGCTTTTGTTTTTAACAAAGTTTTCTAAGACTTCTTTAACTTCTAAACCTTTGTCACCAACATAGTGGCTTGGTTTGTTTACTGCTTCTTTAATTCGTGCATTTTCTTTTAAATCCATCTTTATACCAACTTCAATTCTCTTTTGATGAATTGGATCATTTAAATTCATGCCATCTTAACTCCTTTAAAATATGCTTTTAAATTGTCTACAATCTTCTTTCTAGTGATTGGATTTACTTTGTATGGATTGTTTAAAAATCGATTCAACGTGCTTACCTTCACTTTTAATATGTCTTGCTGCATATGGTAGAAATTATTCAATGATGTGCCAATCATATTTTCTATCTCATCACGAGCAAGTAATAATTGATTATTACAATCGTTGACTTTAGTAAAAACTAAACACGTATTCGGTTCGAACGAATCACTCTGTTTTGATGTTCCTTGAATTAGTGTGACAGTTCCTAACACGTTGTTTTTATGTTTAAACTCAAATGCTTTCTCATACGAGATAAATTCCAACGCTTTATGCTGATTCTTACAAAATTTCAATGTTTTCTTTGGATGCTTTTTATCTAAGTAACCTTCCATGGATGAATAATCTTTAAACCCTTGAAAGTACATCCCGTTATGCTTAATTACAAACATTTGTTTTCCCCTTTACTCAACCTTAACCAAAGTTTTTATTGTATTCTTCTTCAGTCATTTTTCCTGTAATCAATTTTCTTTTATTGCTTAAATAAGCTTCTTTATCACCAGTTGTTTTCAATTCAGAAATGGCTTTGATGATAGATGTGTAGCGTTCCGGATTTTCTTTGTAAACCCTTAGTTCTTTTTCCATCGATGTTTCCATCAATTAACACCCCTTTGCGCTCTCTCTTCATTCTGTTGTCTAAATACCCAATCTGGCAGTGGCTCAACATAGCCTTTAGCTTTGGTTGGATAATTTGAATAATTAGTTTTTGGATTAGAATCTATTTTGTATTCATCGTTCCAACACTCTTGATTGAACCATGTTCCACCTTGCTTGATATATTTAGTTTCAGTCTGATTAGCTTTCACATATTCGATGTATGATTTTAAGCCATTCTGAATTTTCGTGTGTTCAACTCCTTTTTTAATAGCTTTTGTATAAGCTTTAAATGCATCGTTCTTTCTTTCTTTTCTTGGATAAATATCCCACAAAGCATTGAATTGATTTTCTAGCAATTTGGCGGATATATTATTAGATTTACTTTCCTTTAATTTACTTTCCTTTTCTTTATTTAATGTTCCACTGTTTTGCCAACCGTTTGGCAACTCTTTTGGCAACTGTTCCGCAACTTCTTTGTTAACTGCTTGACTGCTATCTTGTAAACTAACTTGTAAACTAGGTTGTAAACTATCGTTATATAAAAGATTAATTTTGTAAGCAGTTGCTTTTGTTCCGTTGGATTTGTATTCAATAAAACCCAATTGCTTTAATGTGTTTCTTGCTTTATCAATCCCTTGTCGTGATAATCCGGTGAACAATTCCAAACGCAAATTAGCTACTGTAAACCATTCTTGCTTTCCGCAATCATTATGGACATTTAATAATGCATGCCATAAAATGAATTGCCCTGCAGACAATGGATTTGACATTTGACGCTGATTGAACGCTAAAATTTGTTTCAATAGATTCATCCAAGCAACCCCTTTCTATAAAATTCCCAACTCTTGATTTTGTGTATTTTTATGGTATAATTTATTTGAATTTTGAGTATGGTGGCTATTTTTAGTCACCATTTTTTATTTCTCTAATAATTCCACTGCAGTATTGAAAGCAGCTTCTAATGTTTTGTGTGTACTTCTGCTTGAGTACTTACTTCCTTTCATTTGAACTGATAATAAATATTTTCCGTTTTTAAATTTTACTGAACCAACAATTTCACTATTCTGTATCACATCAAATTCAGTATCATCAAACATATTTTCAATTAGACTTAACATAAAATGGATCATTCTTTCTAATGTATTCTAAACGGTCGTAATTTTGGTTTGCTGCGCCTACCCATAGATGCATGAACGCTATTACACCAATAAGTGCTAATCCTAAATAGCTAAGAAATTTTAAATACTTTTTTATAAAGTTCTTTCTAAAATTTTTCCAATATGTTTTTCTTTTTAGTTTATTAGTACGTTCTATTTCAACTCGTGTCATGCTGTCCTCCTTAAATTTTGTATTTAGCCATGAAATCATCTAAATCCCTGGCATCGTATCGAATTGTTGCGCTTCCGCTTGGTCTCTTAATTACGATTTGTTTTAATCCCATAGCTACACACTCGTCAAAATCTCTATCATCGATTCCACCAATATATGCCTTTGCTTGTTTCTTGTTTAAATACCTTTGCTTGGAATTATTGGTTGGTATTTTCTCCATTGCATTCGCTACGATTTCTACAATCTTTGAATTTAAAGTTGATTCGAAATCAACGCTTAATAAATTCACTGTGTTATCTCCTTTCACTGCTTTTTCATATTGTTGTAACCTTCTTTCAATCCTATAATTGGAATTGGGAAAGGAGGTGTTAAATATGGGCGTTAATGCATCTTTAGCTGAAAAGTTATCTTTACTGTATATTCAATCTCGTAAAGAATTATCGGAAATGAATCGTCAACAAATTTTTGATATGTATTCCGAATCTTTATCTCAATTTAGCGAATTTATACAAGAAAAAGGTAAAGTTCACGAAAAAAAACTTTTCAATAATTTTTTTGAATCTAATGAAAATTAGACTAAGTACTTCATAACTTCTATCCATTCACAAGCTGTTTTTGATAAAAGTGCTAGTTGTTCTGGTGTGATATTTTTTTCTTTAGATTTTTCTAGTAGATACAAAAAATGATCTCTTAAAATTACTCTTAAAGGGTCTAATTTTGTATCTTCTTTTTTATTGTTTTCTAAACTCATTTTTTTATCTCCTTTTTTCGTTTTAAACTTTAAAAGTTACTTTGCTATTTTTTAAAAAAGAATCGGCTTCATTTAAAATGGCATCAAATAGTTTTTTGATTTCTGTATAAGATAATTCGCTGTTATTAAGCATACTCGATATTTTCCATTGTACTTTTCTCATCTTTTTAACCTTTGAGATTCTTAATTCCCTTTCTTTTGGGTCAACTGCAAATTGTGGGTAAATACCATAAGTTTCAACTTCTTTATATCCCATTCGTATTACCTCCTATAATGTTGTTAAAGTTTTGAAAATTATTGTTTCTTTTATAAAACCTTCTTCTTCTTGAGATATCGGTACAACTTTTTGCCTGTATATCGACCAAGAACAAAAGAGAGAAAACTACTTAATATGTCTAGTAATGTTTTATGACTCATGATTAATCTCCTTGTTTGTTAATCCAATTTTCAAATTGTTCCACCGACCTTGATTCAATTTTGATTGAACGTTCGTCTGACTGAATCGCCAATCCATTTTCTGAAAAGCTAAAAGATTGGTTAGTGTTTAGGGTATCTAACAACTCTTTGTTAGGTGCCTTTTTTGATTCCATCCTCTCACCTCCTATTCCAATCCTAAGATTTTTTTGATTTGTTCCATCCGTGCGACAGTTCCGCGTCTGAAGTTCAACAAGTCGTTTAAATACATCCTTGAAATTCCCATTTCATTTGCTAAATCAGTAGGAGTCCAATCTCTATCGATTAGCGCTTTGAGAATTTCTTTTTTCAACGCTTTTTGTTCTTCGTTCATCCTGCACCTCCTGAAAAATTTTCTATTGATTTATTACATTTCTATTGACATTCAATGTAATATATTCTATTATGTAAGCGTACAAAATAAACAATACAAACGAATAGCTTTATATCAGTCTTGCCGGACTATTTGATTTATCTGCTTTTCTTTTGTTTTGTTCGTTTAATCAGCTTACAAGATAATAATAATGCAATATTTTCCATTTGTCAACACATAAATGTAAAATTTTCTATTTTTATTTTGTAAATTTTAGGAGTGATTGATATGTCGCTGTTGGAAAACGTTAAAGAGTTAGTGTCTCAACGTAAAATGACAGTTGCTGAATTGGAAAGAAAACTTGATTTTAGTCAAGGAAGCATTCGCCATTGGGATAAAACGTATCCTGGTGTAGATAAAGTTCAAAAGGTTGCAGAATACTTTGATGTATCTACAGATTACCTTCTTGGTCGCTCAGATATCCCTAAATGGGCTACTAATGAAGACGTAATTGTCTTTGACCAAGCATTAAAACGTAACAGCGTAATTATGTCTTACAATGGAATTGAGTTATCTGAAGAAGATAAATTGCAATTAGAAGGCATGATTAAGGCTATGCTATGGGAGAAAATTCAACAAAATAAAGGTGGGAATTAATTGGAAGTAACTGAGTTAGTTAATCGTCACAATACGGCTAATCCGTTTATAATCGCTGAATATGAAAATATTGACGTGAAATTTGTGTCGTTACCTAGCGATTTGAAAGGCTTAATGTTATCAACTCCAAATGATAAACCTATGATTTGGATTAATGATAATATCCGTGATTGTAATTTGAGATATCTAGTGATGGCTCATGAATTGAAACATGCATTAGATCATTATGGGTTAGATGGGTTCTACACTGCTGCATACCACGGGAAAGGGAAACTAGAGAATGAAGCAGATAGGTTTGCTACGGAATTGATGCTACTCTTCTATCAGGAAAAGTATGAAGATATTCCAGAAACGTTTGATACGTTAAAAGCAACGTTTGGAATCAAAGAAGAAATGAGAAAGTATTGTTAGACTAAAAATAATTTAAAAATTTGACATATTTAAACAGATGTTGTATTATGTGTGTACTTGAAATGGATAGCAACTTGATTGCTATTACTCACCTCTTTTGCAACATTGTTGCGGAAGGGGTGTTTTACTTTATATGACGCAAAAACAAATAATTCCATTTAAAACATGGGAACAACAATTAGAACAGATTAGAAAAAAGAATATTGACTTAAATGAAGAATTTAAGTCTGAATATATTAAGATATTAAAGAATCATTCATACTATTCGTTAATTAATGGATACAAGCCAATTTTTCTAAAAGATGGAAAAAAAGACGAAATGATTGACGAAACTAGGTTTGATTATTTTTATATATCTAAAATTATCGAAATGGATTTATCATCAATTCTATTAAAGTACTTATTAGTAATTGAACAAGGTTTCAGAACTAGAGTCTCCTATGTGATTTCTAGAGAATTTGGAACAGACGATACTGTGTATACTAATCCTGACCTATATCAAAATCACAGACATAAAAATAAACAAGCTGTATTAGATGCGTTAGATGAGATTATTTTACAACCGCATTCTCAAAGTTATTCTTATTATTTTTCTCATCAAAGAGAGCCCCGAGCATCTATACCGCCTTGGATTTTGCTTCAAGACATCGACTTCTACAGGGTTATACAATTGTATAACATTCTACCTACGACTCTTCAAAAAGAAATACGTTCTGACTATATCCGTTGCAATGATAAAAATAGTGCTGAATCAACAGAATTTTCGGATACATTAAATTTCCTTAGGGAATATCGAAATTTATTTGCACATAGCAAACGTAATTTTAAAGAAAAAATTAAAAACTCAGCTAGAAGAAGAACTTGTCTAAATTCTTATTTCCCTAATTTATTTAGTGAAATTTCTTTTGAAAATCATAGAAATAAAGATTTGGTTACTTGCTTATATCTAGTTTTTGCTTTTTTAAATGATGATTTTTTACGCGGACGTTTATTAAACGATTTACTTACTCTATTTTCTTTGGATAGTTATATAGAAAAAGGTTCATTAACCCCTAAAAAATTATTCTCTGGCAAAACGGCATTCGATATATTAGAGTTACCTATTGATGTAATAGATAAGCTTGCTAGAAATTTAAATGATTAATCTTATTATAAATAAATACCACACTGCCTCCGCCAAGAAACAAGTGTGGTAAATGTCAAAAATCACCCTAAAATAGGGCTATTTGTTATGCCCTATTTTACCATAAACAGAAAGGATGGTAAAGAATGGCAAGGAAAAGAATCGATGATAGAATCAAGCCATATAAGAAGAAAGACGGTAAAGCCTATTATCAATTTCAAGTCTATTGTGGTACTAACCCTAAGACAGGTAAAAAGCAGTATACTACTAGACGCGGATTTGAATCTGTCTTAGCAGCAACTACTGCACTTCAACGACTAGAAGTTGAGTTGATGGATACTGGATTAGTGGTTAAGGAAAAGTTCACTTACAGAGAGCTATATAACGAATGGGTAGTAACGTATCAGAAACGCGTAAGACCTAGCACATTTCAAGCGACTGTGACTTATTTTAAAAAGCACATACTACCCGCGTTTGGCGATTACTATATCGATACAATTACCATTCAAGATTGCCAGGCTCAAGTGAATCAATGGTATGTAAAATATCCTAAAAGTACTCAGTCCTATAAGATATATGCTCAAATGATATTTAAGTATGCTCAAAAACTTAATCTGATTGATAAAAATCCTATGAGTTTAGTTGACCTTCCTAAATCAGATGAGTTTAAAGATGATAAATTAAAGTATTATGATCGGGACACATTAATCAGATTTCTTAAATATATTGAACCGTTTAAGGAAGTGTATACCTTCTTTTATCTATTAAGTTATACTGGATTAAGATGTGGTGAAGCTTTTGCCCTCACTTGGAATGATATTGACTTTAAAAATCATTCTATAAACGTTAATAAGACGGTTGCACGTTCGATTGAAGATAAATATATCTCTCAGACTAAAACAAAGAATGGAATGCGTATAATTCGCATAAATAACAGCCTAGAGCATTTACTTAATGAATGGAAAGAATTATCCGGAAATAAAACGTATGTATTTCAGAATCGCAATAACTCGTTCTATTCGTCTAATACAGCCGTGTACTGGTTGAATCAGATACTAGAAGGCACTAACTTCCCTAGAATCACTCCTCACGGTTTCAGACACACTCACGCATCGTTATTAGCAGAAGCTGGAGCAGATTTAAAGGACATCCAAGACAGATTAGGACATGGAGATATACAGACTACTGCTAATATCTATACACACGTTACAAACAATAAAAGAGAGACTACGATTGATAAATTTGATAAACTGATGTCTAAGAAAGTCAAAAGGATAGTCAAAAGCAAAAATCAGAAAATAAAAAAACCACGAAACCATTGATATAACAGGCTTCGTGGAAAAAAGGATTAGAAATATTTATTTGGGAGGATAAATATTCTCTTTGGGAATAATTAGAGTATAGAGGTACATTA